CTTTTGCAGTTCTGACGCAGCCAAAGGATTAGCCTGAAGAAGAGGTGATAGCCCCATCATCAAGTGAGAAGCAATGTGCGCGTCATGCTGCTGGCCGGCAAAAGCCTTGAGCTCTTTTCCATCCGCTACTTCAATATTCTCACTAGCAGGGTCCTTCGGCATCTGATTAGTCTGAACCTTAAGAATGCCGTCGATGTCACGCACGTTCATTGCCTGATAGACGCGGTAATACGCCTCATACATGTTGTGCATCTGCGGCGCACTTTGCGCTAGCTGCAGTTGAGTCTGTGCGAGAGTAATGCGTTGAGCAGCAGAGAAGACATTGGGGTCCGCTACGGGCAATACAGCGACCATGTGGGAAAAATCTGCCTTTTTTACACATCTAGACGCGCCGGGCACGTCATATGGGTAATTATCGGGTAAATATTGCCCAAATCCATGCGCCAACATCTCAAATTCTTGCGTCTGAGCGTAGTAAAGGCGCTTATGAACCGCTGACATCACCATAGAGCCGCGCTCAAGCAGAGCCAGTGTAGTGCCCACAGCAGCCTGTTGGTTGCCATCCCCTACCTGCATATCAGCTATGCCTGCAAGGCGTCTTCCTGCGTCTACAGTGAAGCCAAGAAGGGTAAATAACGTCTGAGAAGGCTCCTTATACGGCAATGGCAGCAAAGAAGACGACAATTCGGCGCCTCCGGCGTCAATATCACGCCATTCGCCCGGCTGAATAGGCCCATCCTCGTCTGCAATGCGCGCACCTTTTGCTTTGAAGCCCGCAGGGAGGTTAGCTAGCGTGCCTGCGTCAAGAAGTTGGCGCAGTGCAGAAGTTGCGGTTTTAGAAAGGCCGCCAATTAGGTGTACAAAGCCCAAACCGTAGGCTCCGGGCCCTTCTACAAGCACATAATGCACGAAATACTCGCGTCGGACCTTCAATTCGTCATCTTCTAGCCAGTTACGGCGGACGCTGACTACTTGACCGCTGTTTTCGTCCAATGTAACGACGTAAGGCACCTTAATTCCAGTCGGTTCGCCGCTTTCATCGGTGTCTTCAAAGCCCAAAATGTCCAAATCTATCTGGAACTCAAGCAAAAATATCTCTTCGGGCTCGCCTGTCTCGACTAAACCGGTGGCTTTGTCAATAGAATAACGGATTTGGTCGCCACCAAGCGGATTTTCGCTTGGTTCAACAGTCACATCTCGGTATTCGCCGGCCACAACACGTTTTCTGAACTCATTTGAGTCCATAGAAATGCGGTGGGTAATTCTTGGGCACTGAGAAATGACGCTCGAGCCGTTGTAAGGGATATAAAGATCGTCAGGAAGAACCAAACGACTGACCATACGGCCCAGTTGTTCATCGTAATAAACCTTTTTAAACGCAGAACCGCCGTATCCGACGTAAAAAAGTAGCTGATCGAACTCCGGCGTGTACTCTTTCATGACCGAAGTGATCTGATAATTCATAAAATCCTGAACACGTGAGGCCTGTTGGACTTTATCGAGCGTTTCTTTGCCCAAAGTTTGCGTGCGGACAGGACCGCCGGCGGGCATCAGCTCTTTAAATGCCTGCGCTTGGAATTGAACGATAGACTCTGTAAGCATCGGATGGACCGCGCCTGCAGCACCACGGAAAGGACGTGTGCGGTCTTCGATCTTGAGTCCCAAAAGTTCCATACCCTTGGAGTACATGTCTTCCCAGTCAGAGCGCGAAGACTTATCCGCCTCGAATAACGCCAAAAGGTCCAGAGAAATCTGGTTTAGCTCATCCTCGTCAATGACTTCAGCAAGGTTGCTGTAAAAATCAACGTCGTCATCTTCACTTATTTCAACGACAGCGCTACCGTCATCCTCAAGAATGACCTCGATGTCCGGCGCATCCTCTTCCATCATTTCAATGATGTCGGTTACCGGCGCTAGGTTTACTACCTTGTCTATTGCCATGTCGTTGCCCTAAATGTATTTGCGGTTATCGTTGGTCATTCGCTCTACATTACCACCGTGTTTAAAAGATCGAGCGCCCTTAGGTGTTTTAATTTCAGGTAAAGTTCTAGCTACAATTCCTCTGGACGTGACTTTTTGTGCATTCATGGCCACAGGGTCAATCATAGGATAGAGAAATTTTGTCTGGCCTTTTTTAATATTAAAGGAAGAATCCTCAGAGACTAAGTGCTGGTCTCTAAGTTTAGCAAATTCTTTCTCATTAACTTCAATAGGTTTGCCTATCTCAACGGTACCAATAACTTCGGCAGGCCCTGCTCCAGTGCGAACAATGCCTACTCTTTTACCGACGTAAGGTTTTAAAGAGGGGGTTTCTCGACTTTCAAACTTTTTAGTGCCCTTAATGATAAGGTCCGCATAATCTGTGCCGTTTCGGTCAACAGCAATGTTTATGCCTAAGGGCTCACCTTTTTTATTTGTGGCGGTTACTTCTGGCGTGGCCGCTTGACCGACCCCGTCACGTACATCTGCTGAAGGCTCTGGCCTTGCTTCTGTGCCGAGATTTGGTTTCGAATCATCTGCGCCAGTGGAGAGTTCTCCCCCCGCTTCTGGACTTCGTTCTGGAGCCGAGTTTCTAAGGTAATCATCGTAGTTGTCCCTAAAGTAAACCTCTGTATCGTAGTAAGTCAAACGGGCATCTGACACGTTTCCTTCGGCTATTGTATCAGCTACTACGTCATCATACAAATCTGCCTGTTGGGCAAATATTTCATCCGCCCTCGCAGGATCAAAGGCGTCATCAAACTCTGGAACATACTGGAATCGCAGTCCTGTCAGAGCTGCTGTCTCTGGATCGCCTGATCTGGTCTGGCGGTTTATGCGATCATCGAACCGCATGTCCGTTACATAAGTAAACCCATCAACTCCTTTTTCTCTAAGCCTTTCAGTTACCTTGGCCATTTGAGCAGGAGTGATAGATTCCTTGAAGTAAATCTCGACACCGGGCCGTGCGTTTGGTGTATCGGCAGATACCACGCGGGACATGAATACCGCGTCTTGGTCATAGGCTTTACCCTGCTCAACAAGGCGCCTACGCAGAGCCTCAGGATTGAAGTTTTGACGTACTACGAACTCAGCATTCAATGCTCTTTCGGTATCCCCCATGAAGGACCCGTATGTGTTTGCAAGATTGTAGGTCAGAACACTGTCGTCGTTTCTTACAACGTCATCAAACTCTGCTGCCAATTCTGCCTGAGCGTATCCGCTCATGGGTTGATTTGGTCTTTCGCCTGACACACCAAGCTGATACCGCTGCAGCGGTGCCTCCATTATAGAAAGCTCTGCCTGCATCTGGTCGCGGTTATCATCGAAAATACGTCGTGCTACTGCAATACGACCTTCGTACTCCTCATCAGTCTCAGTCTTGCGTCGAGCAGGTGCTTTAAACCCTTGGTTAATAGAGCGTCGAAGCTCATCCACTCGTGTTTGATTAGGAGCTCCAGCAAGAGACATCTCGTATTCCAGAGAACCGCCCTCGCCCGCTTTAGTAGTCCAGCCGTTGTTGGTCCACCTTTCTTTCTCAACGAACCACGCCACCGCCTGCAGGTCATCAGGGCCAAGGTCGCCTAGCTCAGGAGATACCGAACGTATGCTACCAGACTCGTTTATGCGTCTTGCTGCGTCTCGGAAAACATCCTGCCCGAACCCGAACTCACCACCAACACGCGGCTCATAAAGACTAGAGCCTACCAAGTGAGAACCGCTTACACCCTGCTCTGCAGCTGGAGGTATGCGTGGCTGATCTGCCATTCTTCGCAACATACGCGCGGCCCAGACATCTATTGTGGCCTCATTAGTCAGGCCTATAAGGTTGCCTGTGAAGTTTGGAGTCTTGGGAGAGCTGCCTGTTTTAACAGAACGGAACATGTCTAACAACGCGCCCATTGAGGACGGGCTGTTGGTATTAAACAATTCACCGCCTGCCTTAGTGATTAACGGGAACTCGCCTTCCTTGTGCAGCCGGGTCAGTGTCTTGCCATCTACAGGAAGTCCCTGTTCAATCCGGCGCTGATATGCAGCAAGCTCGTTATCATAGTCACCACGGCTATATCGACGCAGTATCTCTACCGCATTCTTGAAGTTCTGTTCTACATTAGTCTGGGCGCTGGTTGTCCCCAACACATCAGCAAAGACATCACCTATACCACCAAACTCCGACCGCAGCTGATCACGCATGCCCCGATACCAGTTGGCCTGCGCCAGTATATCGAGAGCTGCCTTATCGCCCTGCTGGGCACGACGAACAACGTCTTCTACTTCACCGACAACGCCGTCCGCAAGTTTTGTTTTCCATACGTCCTTATCAATACCTGCAGGAGGATTTTGAAATCCATAGGGTATCTTTTTAAATTCTACTTTAGGCTTGTCGTTTTTATAGTTTAGACCAGTCACTTCTATTGGCGCCCAACCCTCTGTGGGAGAGTAGTTGCCTTTTACTCGTTGTGCCTCTGCCTTGGCTTCCTGTCGTTTATTGCGACTTGTGCCAACTTTTTGGTTAAGTATTTCGTTTTCTTTTTTAGAAAGGCGTGCAGGCTCTGGAACAACTGCCTGATCTAGCTCGTCTAACATCTTGGAGGACTCAGTATCCGGCAGGTCAGGGGGCACGTCATCAGCCATACGGCGAGTTGCCGCCGTGCTACCTATGTCCGCTCCCATACCACCTACTGTAGAGGCTAACAACTCTGCCGCCATAGAGTCAGGCGCTATCTCACGCGCACCGGCAGCCGCAATCTCACTACCACCATACGCCGCAGTCTCTCTACCTAAACTGGGAAATAATTTCTCCAGCTGTGTGGCAGCCACAGTGCCTGCCTGCCTAGCTCGAGCAAACGGCAGTATCTGAGTAGTCACAGCAGCCGGCGAGTACGGATCATAGCCCGCTACGCCCGCACTTTGCTGCAACCTCTGAGAAACCGGCACAAACGGCTTAGTCTCAATGCCCAGCGCTTCAGCGCCCTTCTTAACGCCCAGCTGGGCTAAATCACCAAGGCCCACGGTCATGTCTAACAGAGAGCCTACAACGGGCTTGCTTATGTTTTCAGAAAAAGCCGTGTTCAACCGGTCCAACATGCCGCGGCTTTCAGTGCGTGCTGCTTGGTCCTCGGTGTTCGGTTCTCTTAAGGCGGCCGATGAGGGGCTGTCCAAGGCTACGAGCTGTGCTTGTAGTTCCTCGGGAGTAAGGTCCGCAGGGCCTCCATCTGCGAACCCTTTAAGCTTTTTTACTTCGCCGCCCTCCGCGTAAGGTCTGCCGTACCTAAAGTCGACAGGCTTCACGGTCATCGGGTCGTTTTGACTGCCTATGTTCTGGGCTATCTCACTGTATCCTGTGACCGGAGGGGCTTCTCCAAACCGCGTACCGAACTGTTGGTAGTTAGCCGCTTCCTGTTGTCCTCTCTGATCTGCCTGCTGCTGCATCAGACCAAACAGTTGTGAGCGTGACAGGCCACCACCGTAGCTGCCTGTTTGAGACAGAAGCGGCTCAAAAGCGCGATAGGCTTCTTCGTTACCACCGACCAACTGACGCAGGTCCTGCGCTGCTCGGCCTTGGGTGTAACGATTAAGTGTTCCGGTGTCCATGAGCGAACGAGGACGGCTAGTGACTGTAGGAGGTGTCCAACTGAATCCTGATCCGGTAGCCGAGATCAACCTAGCAGCAGGCGTGTAGTCAAAGCCTGTGAGCTGCTGAGTTCCCATTACATCTTCAGTAACCTCGGTCCGTGGAGCGCTTTCCCTGAATGCTACATCCAAAGAAGGCTCGCCGGGGGCAAATACACTGGTGTTATCCGGCAACGGCTGATAAACAGTAGGAGGCACGTACTCTGATTGTGTCTGAGGAAACTGCTCTGAACCAACAGGTGTCGCCGCCGGTATCGCCGCCGGCATAGGTTTTGGTGCGGGTTCTTGGATGTTAAACAAAATATTCGGGTCGACGCCAACACTGGCAATGTCTGACAGAGAAAGACCCTGTGTTGTAGCAACCTGTTGCGCGTAACGACGCTCGTCTTCACTAAGCACATTGTCCGCCATGAAGTCAGCAAGAATCTTTTTCGCGCCTGTGGCATAATCCGCACGACTTTCATTCGCCAATCTTCCGCCTGCGCCAAACGCAGACTCACCACCACCTAACTGAGCCGCGGTCAGCGGTGCGCCAGACGCGAAGATCGCATCAATGGTCGACTGCTTTACGCCCGCGTCTAACGCATCCTTAATGCTAACGCCTGATTCAATAATGGCATTGTAGGCTTTGGCCGCATCCCACGAACTTGGGTCTTCTGCTATCTCACCAAGAATGCGCTCTTCTGCTTTACGCAGGTTTGCGTAGTAATCCTCTATCGACATTCCTGATTCACGAGCAGACTTCATGGCCGCTGATTCAAGGCCCGCGGCCCATTCGCTTCCGGCATACAATGCAGGGTCTCCGCCTGCGGCCATACGGACAGGCAGACGAGAAAGCATCTCTCGTGCAGATTGATTGGCCATAGACGATCCCTCGAAAAAGAGTTATTGTTTCGCTAGTTTAGGCCTAATAATACTCAGGCACAAGTCCCTCAGTTTCATCGTCTTCATCCTCGTCGTCATGCAACTGAATGAAGTTCCCCGCACGAAATCGCATCAACGCCTGAGTGGTGCTATCCACTAAGTCATCATTATCACCATTTGGAAATGCAGCGCACTCCTCGATGAGCTCTTCCGCCCACTGCGTTTCAGGTGCCCAGACCATGCCGGACTCGAGAATAGGTGCAACAGAGTTGGCCCGCGAAACTTTGTCCTGACCTGCACGGCGCCCGCCGGGTGAATACATGGTGACAGGAATACCTAGCCTACGCAGTTCTTGCTGAAGCGTGATACCTGTCGCCTTTGCCTCAATCAACACATTATCCGGCTGCCAGTAGTCATACTGGTCCTTGGCAATACGTTTGAGTTCAGGAAAGTCCCAACGACCCTTTCTCACATCAATCAACAAGATGCTTGGTCCGTGGTCCTCGGTCGGATAGAAAACGCCCCACGTCGTAATGACAGAGAAGTCCGCTGTCTCCTTTTTT